TGAGTAACTAACACGTTGTATCACCATGTTAGGATTTGCTTCATTACTCACCTACCCAGTGTTTATATGGCACTACACTGATAGGACGTGCACGTTTTCAATCCGTGCGTTCTAAGGGTTTGGAATAGGGTAATAACTCACCGTAGGAGGTCCGATCAAACAACCGGCCCTGAACTCATCCCCACCAGACACGAAAGGTTTTACTCCTGTTGCTTTGTTTGAGATAAAGTAAACCGTTCCTGCTGATGTGTAATCAGGGTCATTGACATTAAAGGCCGTCTGGTTGCAGAAAAGAAATTTATACTGGGATGAGAAAGGCACTTGCATGACTTTCGCAGGAGCCCCTGCATAAACAATTCCTTTGAATGTGTTGTCACCCAAAATTGTGAACATATTATTGACAAGTTTATCACTTGCATCATACCGGACTTCAATAACTGCCTCAGGATCATCAGGGAAGAACTTCAACATATACGTTCCACGCCATACAGCGTACAACGATATGAAGTATCCTAGAAAGGACACATAGATCGATTCTTCAGTTGCTAAATTTCCTTCAATTCCTGGCGCTAATGTAGGATATCCCAATGAATAGAACTGTTTCACATGAGCTCGAAACGATGTGTATTCATACAAATTGGGCATCATTGTTGACTCAATGTCTGAGTCCTTTCCAAGTACCTGCATGGTGGGTTGTGACGTTTTCGTCAATGATATCTTAGCGGCTGGTGCTGCCTGCTCAGTATATCCACCTTCGATCACCATAACTCTCTCTCGAACAGTTTCCTTCTTCTTTGGAGCTTTATTCCTGGGCAAATCATCATTCAGAATATCAAAATCACCAGGAGGAAAAGGATTAAAAGTAGGAACAAACAAAGCTCGTTTCTTTTGAAAGAAACGTGCTTCTGGGGCTCGATAGAAAAATAGTAAATCGACGGTTGACGGTGCTCCAGAACCAACAATGAGTTTGTTCTGTACCATTACACTGAAAGTTCCAGGAAAATTTTCCCGTTTCTCTTCCTCTGACATCTGTGAAAACAAACTACCCTCAGTTTTGAGATAGGGGTAGATTATTGGGTTTGTGAACTTAATATGCCAGCGACGAGAACTACTATCCAGGGTAAAAACCGAATAATACTGAGTTGCAGCTTCTGTTAAGGAAGCGGGCTGAGCAAAACCTCCATAGTTAGTTGACAACTGCAGAGATCCTGAAACAACTCCGGAACCAATAACATGAATCATGACTTCGATGGGACCTTTCCACCACTGATGAACGTTAGCGATGAAATCCATGTAAGTTACGGCCTGATTAACATCCCCTGTCCTCCATATAGAACTGGAGGGCATAATTGTAATGGGCTGAAAACTTAACACGGTTCCCTTGGTGGCGGTAGTGTTCCACGGGACACTTCCACCATAGACCCACTTACTGAGTAAGGTCTTGAAGTCCATTTCATCTTCCTGCACACCGAAAATCTTAGAACGCATGATGGGCTGTTCTTTCAGAGACGGCCCAAACGGGTCAGCAGCGATGGGCTGGTTGACCTTGTTCATTGATGAGTGAGTATTCAACTCAACTGGAATTGGGAGGGTATTCACTGCCAGACGATCAAGATCTGCCCCGCCTGTTTGAAGGGCGGGAGAAATCTCAGTCCCCTGATCATACTCATCTCCTCCTAATTCTTGACCGGTCGAGTTGTTATCACCATAATAAACATTAGTGATCTCGGTCTTTTTCGACACGGATCCTCCTTGTTGGGTATAGCCTTCTTTCGCCACTTTGCGATTCTTTGTGCGGCCAGTAATATTTTGAGGAGGACCTGTTGGACAGACATCCACTGGTCGAGGAACCATAAACACAGAATTCGGAAAACTTGTGTGAATGTTAATCTCGATTGACGCTGTTGTTCCTGATCCTGCGCGGAGGGGCGAAAGTACAGAAACACCGAAAGTACCGGTTGCGGACTCAGTACTTATACGTTGTAAATCAGTGGGCATTGCACTCAAGAAATAAGCAAAAGGAAATTCAAACACTTGCTCAGACACCTCTGATTGTATATCCACAACCAAAGATCGCATTCCGGTAGCTCTCGTAAGATTTCTTCCAGGAATTTGTGGGCCACTATCAGTGAGTCCCGCATCGACGAGCGGGGCCCACCAAAAGACAAGTGCACCACTGTGAAATTGGGTCTTATTCACAATGATTTTAATTGACGTATTTCCTCTCCAATACTTGAATGAATTGAAAGCCGCCTTTTGGAGACAATTACCGATGAGCCCCAATGGGTTATCCCATATGCCGAGGATCTCACCAGCTGTACTCGTGGTCGAAAACGTGAACGTTGCGAAGTAGAAATACTTTGCTACTTGTTTAGAATACGACCATGCCACATCTGACACTCTGAATTCTGGTTCAGGCCGATAAGGTTTGCTTACATTTGATGGGATATTGCTCGCTTTATCAGCGGCCTCAGACCCATCTACTAAATCCGACATCTTGTTTCTGACCTCTTCTTCTGCTTCAGCTACTGCTTTAGCCTGATCAACGAGGTCACAATTAACTTCCAGCTCTCTGGAATGTCCAGATAATCGTCGGGCTTTAGGTTGGCACTCATAAACAAACTCACCGGCATAAACCATTCCTTCAAGAACTTGTGGTTTGTGACATGCTGGGGCATAATCCCCCAGGTCTCCGAATTTCCGGAGATATCGCACATACATTTCCCTGTACGTCGGTACCGTGAGTCGAACATTTTTGCTGTCAGCAATTCCAATCATGGCGTCTCTGTACGAGTTGTACATTGTTTCACCATGCCAGAAAATTTGGTAACAAAAACCTCCGACTAGATTGTCCAACAAAATATCCTGCTTACTTGGAGGTGCTTCCAAATATTGCAGTCCATTGTCGAAAGATACTCTCATCGGTACGGCCACAATGTTTCCATTTCGTAGAATCTTGTTATTCATCTTTACAAATTCAATTTCATCAATCATACGAAACGGAAAATCAGTAGACATTTTGTCTGCAGGGGTGTAGTCCATGCCCAGGGCTTTGAGAAAATCCCTGAAAGATGCACCATTCAGTACATCCTGGTAGTCCTTATGGACTCTAACCACATGGTCATCACCCATACTCAATTGTCTAATGATTTCAAGAAACTCATCGTAAGTAATATCACCAAGAATGGTAATAACCCACGCCATCACTAAGGCTCGATTCAAGCAAGTGTTTCCACTCGCTGTCAAAAAGTTTCCAGAGGGGACACCGACATTCATCAGTATCACTTCTGCAAACACAAGAGCCCAAGTATTAATGTTTTCCTCGTATAAAACTCGTCGAACAATGTTATGCCAGGGCTCCCATTGCTTGTCATTCCTCTGGTACCAATTATTAATGGAATTAATAACTGATTCCTGAAGAGCTCCAAGTAATTTGAGATCCCAGCCCACCATGTCTCCGTCGAAAAGGGAAGGATAATCATCCTTCAACCTTTGCATAACGAGATCCCATGTTGGGCTTGCGCAATCAACTCCGATCGCGTGCATAAAGTATGTAGCGGATTTCTCCATCATACTCTGCCACGCTCCGAAGAACATTCGAAAGCAAAGTAGTAGGTCAACAGGACCTGCATCAAAGATTCTTGTTCTGCATGAATCAATCTTGGATTGTTTCAATTTTTCGTCCTTAAGAATCTTCACATACATTGAATCACGGACAATGATCCATTGTTTTGCTTTCTCGATTCGATCGATAATACGGTCAATGAGTGGTTGGTGTGTTATAACAGTCCGCCCTTCGGCGTTAGAACCGAACATCCAACTCTTGTTTGTCGCATGTGGGGGCCTTAATAAAGCCCAGAAGTATCCTTCTGACGTTGTTTGATCCAATCTGTCGATCGCACCTGGAACGCCATTAATTGCTTCGTCGAGTGTATAAACTCGAACATCCACATTTACTTGCTCTGTCATACGTTCAAAATCATTTGTTAGCCAATTCTCAACTTGATAAACCAAGTCTAAATCCAAACCATGTCTATTACCAGACTCAGCCAGACCCTCATACATGGGATTTCTCCCATTAGCACGATGATCATGTCTGGATAATATAGCGGGAAACTTTGTTGGGCATCCCCACGGATAATTACCATTTACATCATAGAATATGGTGGGATGAAGACGAGATTGGTCAGGTCCTGAATATGAATGATCACGATCGACTCTTCCAATACGAACAATGTTTTCAGGGAGCATAAAGGAACCACGTTCACCAAAGGTGATTAAACCACCTTGAGGATTGTATCCATCAGTATCTTCTTCTCGAACGGGAAAATGTTGGTTAAACATTCTCCGATCGATGTGAATTCCTTTTCCACGTCCTACAATATCATATCTTCCGACATGCATTGCGAGGATTTTTGACTCTTTAATGTCATAGACTAATCCACCACAATCACCATTCACAGTTTGGGCGAGATAGACGAATCCTGGGGCAGCAAACTTGTCGCTTACTGCCATATCCCGGCGTGTGAATTTTGTGTAATATTCAACCTTTTGCAAGGGAATGCGGTGAATAATTCCATTTCGTTTCGTAATCAAAATCACATTGTCACGTGTTTTCATAAGGTCATTTTCATCGGCAAACATTTTAAAATGCTGTTGAGGAGAAAAGTTACATGAGATACGAAGCTTTATCACATCGGACAAAACTCCTTTCTCACCGTAACTGAACGTCTCACATTGATGCATTTTAAAAACTTGTGAAATAGGGCCAACTCTGGGGACAACGGCTTCCAACAACAAAGTGTCATTGGGCTCCGCTTCGACAAAGTTTAAATAATGACGAGGAAAGAGAACTTGTGGTCCTCCTGGAATAACAATATTGCCTTCCATGACAACACTGCTGCTCTGATTAATAATTTTCGCCTCGACAATCATATCGGCGACGACGTCAAGCTGGTCACGACCAGCTTGGTCAGTCACTTTTCCTTTCACAATTTCAGATCTTTGATATCGTTTAAGGTCACGTTTCTGTGACGAATCGGGTCCACCCGATTTTCCCGATATCCTCGGGCCTTTCTTACTTTTCTGATCCTCAAGTACATCAAGGTTCTCCCTGAGAGCGAGATCCTCACGGTCTTGTTCAAGATCATCAATGTAACAAACGCCTGGTTCACACGGCTTCATAACATTTTCATAAACCTTGTATGCTCCATAAGCCATACTGAGTGCAGCGCATGCACCAAGCACGACTCGTAGAACATCAAAGGTACTATTCTCTGTTGTAGCCAATAGGTGTCTCGAGATTCTTAACTTACACTCATCACAACGTTTGTGATGTTCGCAGTGTTCAGAATCAGATTGAAGACACCCACAGTGATAATCAGATCGGGAACATCGAGCAGAATATGACTCGGCTGGAGGGTGAACAAGTTCATCACCTTCATCGAGCTCTTCTGTTCTTTTTACTTCGTGTTTTCCATTTGGGAGTCTAACCAAAGTCAAACCCTGATTAACATAACCTTCCATTTTTGTAAGCATTTTATCAAGATTGCAATGATACTGTGCATATACATTGCAAAATTCTTCATAAAATTCTTCATAAGTCATTAATGGGCCAACCTCACACTCTTCATTTCCTTTGATTTGTGAGACTTGTTGGAACGTTAAATGACCAAATGGTCGGCCAGGAAAAAGTTCCATTTGAAGGGCACAGTCGACGTTTCCATCGACCATGACATTCTCATCACATATAATCTTGACAAGCCAATCCCGCCTTCGCAAGAAAGGATTAGCTTGGGCATAAGTAATCGCAGTGATGTGGCTCTGATGTGCAGTATTCGAAGTACTAATCATGAGGGGAGACACGTTGATATCTCCTTTCTGACCAGTCATAGGATCACTCAGAGAGGCCTGTGGCAGATAACACAATCCTCTATTTTTCATTCTCAAAACGAGTTTGAAAAATAAAGAGCCTTCAAGTAAGGCATCTGGATCATCAAATAACCATGCTGGTTGCCCAACATAGCCAGAGCAAAACTCCTCAGTTGTGGGAGCGTTGTAGACAGTATTATCACCAACGTGACAACTGAGAATATTATCTCGTACCAGTGAATCTACGAAAGTTTTCACCATCGTAGTTTTCCCAATTCCGGGAACACCATAGAGCGCGAGATAAAATGGGGGGTGCTCTGAGATATATTTGATACGAACAGACAAAGTGCTAACAATAGTGTTCAATGTGGACACATATTGACTGTCAGAGGCAGTTTTTCCTGACGTAAAGGTTGCAAACTCAGTAAGGAGTGCTTGTGCTTCGGCTAAATAGCCAGCTGCACGAACTCCGTACACGAGTGATAATTTCCTCGTATTGTATTGGAGAATAATTGCTTGCGCCCTCACTCTCCATTTAATAAGGGAATCTTCACTCACAATAAAATAATGAACCCATTGCTGAAACGCCTCTGGAAAAATTCCCAGACACGCAACAGCTCCTTGTCGCAATTTGGAAGCAGCTCCAAGGCCAGACGAGATCTTGGTGGCTGCTGTAACCATAGAGACAGACGAAATGTTTTTATTCATTCCGTATGCTACCGCCTGTCCTAACAAAATGAGTCCTCCAAGGAATCCGACATCCCGGAGTGTATCATTTTGTTCAGTATAAGCCTCTTTGTAAGTTAAAACACCTACCCCTAATGTCAGAGCTATTATTACATAAGCAATTTCTTGCTTACCGTAATAATAAAAAGCTACAAAGGCAGCTAAACCTCCAACCAAGGTAAGAACCCACTTCTTCAATTGAGCGAAGTAGGTGTTCCAAATAAAATTACCAGTAAGACGTGCAATTTGTTCAGTAACTTTGTCTTTAATATACGAAAAGAAAGTCACCGCATACTCACTGATCATTGAGAAGAACTGTGAGCCTAAATCGCACACACATGATAAACTGTTTTTGAGGATAGAAATCCCCTCATTCACCAGGTGCTGAAGCCATGATTTCTCATGGCACTCAACTTCTGGTTCAGAGGGAGAAGAAATATTCTTCAACTCATAAACATGGCCTAAACATGCGTCATATAATTTAAAATTTTGTAAAGTTTCAGTATGATCAATAATAATAGGCATAAGCATATCAATATCACTAGAATTGAAAAACTCATCCATCAATTCAGACATCTGGGTCTCCTCCAATCTTTCAATCAAGGGAGAGCTCAGTTTTTCATAGAGTGGTACGTCTCTAAGCATTAAATTACGAAATGCGAGGCGGACCACAGCAGTACTGTCACGTTGTCTCTGGAGTGGAGCTCCAGGATTTACTCGGTTAAGAGTAGGATGAACACGACGTACGTTTGTCCGAACTATTTTCTGAGTGTCATGATTCATAGTGCGTTTCTTGGTAATAAAACGATCTAACGCACCAGTTCGCTCTTTCAACTGTCGAGTCAAGAAAGCTGCTGGCGTCTCACCATACATCTGTTTGGGACCTTGATAAGTTTTCTCAAACTCTTCAAGTTCACCCGGTTCCAGATTTGATGAGAGATCAGGAATGTCAGAAACTGCTTGAGCAAAACTCACGTTAGTTGCATTAACATTCCCGATGTATGTCGTTCCCCCACTTGGATTTACCGCAAAGGGGAGTGACAATGGTGCATCAGATTCAAAAGGCAATAAAACATTCTGTTTAACCTCAAACACAGGAGTGAGGTTTTGTAATTCAGGCGATTCCTGTGGGGTCACACCTGAATTATCAACAGAGGACACTGAGAGCGGGTCATCAGTGGGGACTTGTTTTAAGTCCACTTGAATAATGGACGGGGTTGTTACCCCATCCTCTCCAGATTTTTCTTCTAGAGGTGTTTCAATAATAGAAACTGGCTGTTTTGTAGAAGTGTCAGCCTCACTAACCTTTTGCACGGTTGGTCGTCCGCCTTGACTTTGGAAAGCATTCTTTCCATCAAGTGATGATACTTTTCCAGTGCCCAAAGGAGGAAAATCAGCCCAAGTCAAATTTGGTGGATTTGAGAAAGGCTCCTCAATTTGTATCTGTTCTTTAACAGCTTTATCAATCCGTTTCTTCTCCGCACGTGTCATTTTACGAGATTTGCCAGATTGCTCTACATAATCTTGTAAATATTCAAAGAGCTTAACAGCTCTCTTGGGTGAAGGACAGGTCGAATAAATTGTCGAAATACCGGGACAAAGTTTAGGAAATTCATCCTCCCACGTATGCCAGGGTGCAAAACCCAATTCGAGATACGAGGGGAAACTTTGGGGACTGTAAGTCTCCATATCATCAAGAAAAGATAAGTCTCCTTGATTATATGGAGCATAATCACCAGGATTAACGCGATGTTGTCCTGCGTGCCTACCATATTTACGTCGATGTTCTCTCTGTAAATATGCGTAGGAACTCGGGTTACATCCAATTTCATACCAGAACCGGTTTCTCACTGGTTGTGGTATGCTACCATTCAAAAACCAATTTTCCATCACAGTGAAACTGGGGTTCCACTGTAGAGGAAAACCTGTTCGGTTTATCCAAAATGACGGAAAAATGACCTTGGTATCGAGTACGCGAGTCTGCGAGAAGAAGTCCCGAGCAGGGACGAAAAATATCGCTTCATAGCGTAAATCAATACAGATAGGGCACAGACATTCTCTGTGGGGAGCTTCATTTTCATGAACTCCACCATAGAGCATATCTGCACTCAAACGATCCAAAATGCCAGATAATCGCATAATTCGAGTAATGTGCTCATTACTCATGGACGCTTGTGCATGAAAAACTCCGTTTCCAGTAGCCATGCTTGCTGCCGGGGAGGTGTTGTTTTGTGTGTA